CTAAACATCCTCAAATTAGAAGAAAACGTGTTGTAGCTGATGCTATTGCATTACAAAACACAAGACCACAAAGATTTCAACAACCTACAGATAGAAATGGTGTTGAAGCAGATTCAGGAGGGACTTCTGTTGGCGTTGCTAATTTAACATTACCAGGTGACTTTGCTTTTATAAATAAAGGAACGTCAGAAATGATTCCTGCAGACCCATCTTTACAAAATAGAAGAAGAGAACTTAAAATGTCAGTAAGATCAGTAAGTGTGGTAATATCATGAGTATAAGTTATTCAAATTTTTTAACTCAAGTACGTGATTATAAAGAAGTCGGAAGCACTGTATTATCTGACACTTTAATTGATCAATTCATAAGATCAGTTGAGTTAGATATTGCAGGCAAAGTAGACTATGATGACTTACGAAAATATTCAACTTCTACTTTTACAGCTAGTAATAGATTTGTAAGTTTGCCAGGAGATTTAACCATTATGAGATCTGTTGAGGTAATTGATGGATCAACAAGGACTTTTGCAGAACGTAGAGACACAAGTTTTATATCTGAATATAATAATTCAGGAGCAACAGGTAAACCTGAATATTGGGCAAACTGGGACGATTCTAATATTGTAGTAGCACCTACTCCAGATCAGGCATATACAATTCAAATTAATTTTATTACAGACCCAAAACATTTCACATCGACTAATCCAACCTTTTTATCAACTTATCAAGAATCTATGCTATTGCATGGTGTCTTATCTGAAGCTTTTAGATTTTTAAAAGGGCCCCAGGATATGTACAAACTGTATGAAACAAAGTACAATGAGGAAGTACAGAATTTTGCTCTTCAACAAATGGGGAGAAGAAGACGTGCTGAATATGATGATGGGGTACCTAGAATTAAGATACCTTCACCATCACCAAATAGTTAAGAAATTTAAAAGGAGAAAACTATGGCAATAACAACAAATGCAATTTGCAATTCATTCAAAAAAGAATTGTTAGCTGGTAAGCATGATTTTGATACTGCACCAAATGGTGACACGTTTAAATTAGCTATGTTTACTTCTCAAGCAACCCTTGGGGCATCTACTGAAAACTATTCAACTACAAACGAAGTATCTTCACCTTCAGGATATACTGCTGGCGGAAAAGCTTTAGTAAATTCAGGAGTAAAAGTATCTTCTGGTGTGGCTATCACAAGTTATTCTAACTTGTCTTTCACAGGTGTTACACTGACTGCTAGAGGCGCATTAATTTACAATACAACAACTGACGGTGGTACAGGTACTACAGATGCAGTTGCTGTACTTGATTTTGGATCAGATAAAACTGCAACGTCTGGAACATTCACTATTCAGTTCCCTTCGTTTACTACATCTGCTGCAATTTTAAGACTTGCATAATAAGTAGGTAAAATGGAAATATGTCAAATGCTTGGGGTCAATTAGATTGGGGAGAAAATAATTGGGGTGCACAAAATAGCACATCTCCAATTGTTACTTCACAACTTTTAACTTCAAGCATTGGCGCAATAACAATCCCTAACGAAGGTTTAATTGAAACAGGTTGGGGAAGAGGCACTTGGAATAATAACGAAGCCTGGGGTATCGCTGGTACTCTTCAAACAGGTTCGATTCAATTATCATCATCTATAGGACAAGTTGTAGCTGATGCTGAGATAAGCACTGGTTGGGGTGGAGATACTTGGGGTGAAAATGCTTGGGGTGATCTTGCAGGAGCTTATGTTGACGTAACAGGTTCTCAACTTACATCTAGCATTGCTAGTATTACACAAAGTATTGATGCACCTGTAGACGTAACAGGTTCACAACTTACAGGATCTCTTGGTCAAATAATTGGATCTGCGCTTGTTGATGTAAATCCAACAGGTATTCAAGGAAATCTTTCAATTGGAGAGGAAGATATTGCAAGAGGTATTCAACAAGATGTTACTGGATCACAATTAACAAATTCTATTGGAGCTGTCACAATCGATAACACTTTCTTAATCGGAAGTGGTTGGGGCAGAGACACTTGGGGTAATTTAGGTTGGGGTGTAAACTACTCGGCTGCTCCATCAATGGCTGCTCTTACAATGTCTATTGGTGATGAAGCTGCAGGAACTGACGTTGAAGTATCTGTAACAGCACCAAATGCATTAGGATTAACATTTGCTGTACCTTCTTTCTCAATTCAAATTGATGCAGATATAACTGTACTAGCTACTGAAGATCAATTAGACATGACTTTAGGTAGCTTTACACTCGAACAAAGTACAAACGAACCTGTAACTGGTCAGCAATTAACAGCATCAGTAGGTCAGGTAGAGGCTGTCTCTATCTATGAAGTTAGTGGAATACAAGGCACATTAACACTTGGAAACTTTACTCTTGTTCAATCAACTAATGAGTCTGTGACTGGTCAACAATTATCTATGACCATGGGTAATGCAGATGAGATTCCTGATCAAATCGTTGGGGTATCAGGATTACAAGCGTCTACTTCTATTGGAAGTGTTGATATTGTTATCGATTGTGCAGTTGGTGTAACGGGCACCGTATTGACTTCAACAGCCGGTAGCCCTAGTATATATGCATGGCGTGAGATTGACCCTGGAGTAAATAATAATTGGACAGAGGTTGATTTAGCAGCGTAAGAAGTGTAAAATTATAATTATTTAGGAGTAAAAATTTATGGCATCAAGTTATTCAACAGACCTCAAATTAGAGTTGATGGTAACAGGGGAAAACGCTGGTACTTGGGGTGACAATACAAACGAAAATTTAAAATTAATTCAACAAGCAATTGCAGGTTTTGAATCAGTAACTATCACAGATGGTAGTACAGTTGCTTTAGCAATGTCTGATGGAGCATTATCTAATGCTCGTAACATGGTTATCAAATTTGCTACAATCACTTTATCAAGTGCTTCAGTTATAACAATTCCAGATGGAATAGAAAAATTTTACATCTTTGATATTACTGCTGTAACAAACCCATCAAACTTAACAATCAAAACTGTAAGTGGTACAGGTTTTTCACCAGCTGAATCAAAAATTGTTGCTGCTTATACTGACGGTACAAACTTAAACGAAATTGCACTTGACACTTTGGGTGGTACAATTGGAACTGCACAAATAGCTGACAATGCTGTTACAACTGCAAAGATTCCTGATAACGCAATTTTAAGTGCTAAGATTTCTGCAAACCAAGTTACAACTGCTAAAATACCTGACAACGCAATCACAACTGCAAAGATTTCTGCACTTCAAGTTACATCTGCAAAAATTGCTAATGATGCTGTAGGTGCTGACCAATTAGCGGACACAGCAGTTACTGCAGCTTCTTACACTAACGCTTCTATTACTGTTGATGCTCAAGGTAGAATTACAGCTGCAAGTTCAGGAGCTGCTGCAGGTGGAGATGCTTTTGACTTTACATTAGCTGTTGCTGGAGAAGGACCAGTTTCTACAACTTACTCACCACTTAACCCTGCTTCAACTGCAGGTTATGGTTACTTAGCTAGTGGATCTGGAAACGGTGGTCAAAGAGGAGTACCAGTTAGAACCGGTGGTAATGGTGGAGCAGGAACTTACGGTTTCTTTACATTCAGTGCACCGGGTGGACTAGCCGGAACTACAGTTAACGTAGGTGGTGCAGCTGGTTCATCACAATTTGGTAACGTCATATCAATATCTGCTGGAAACAATGGTGGAGGTCAAATCGATCCAGGTAACCCAGGTTCCGTAACTTTCAACTTACCAGGTGGAAACCTACCCGCTACAAACACAAACACAGTGTCTAATAGTCCATTTGATAACAGTGCTGACTATGCACCACTTATCATGCTTATGGAAGGAGAAGGTACTGATGCATTTGGTAATACTTACCCAGGTGCTCAGAACGGATTCTTTTTAGTTCAAGGTATTACAGGAGGACAAGGTGGATCACCAAACGTTCCAAGACAAGATGGTAATCCAGGTTACTTATTCTTCTACGAGAAAAATGGAGGTGGATTCTAATGGCACACATTATCTGGAACGCAGAAGGATATCATATTGGTTTATCAGCTAATGATACTGATAAAGATTATTTTTTATCCCATGAACCAAATGCAACAACAACGAGTATATCAGAAGCTGATTTCTTATCTTTAGTTAGAAAAGAAAAACAATTAATTGCAGCTGATCATTCAAAAGATAATACTGACGAAACAAGATATGAATGCACAAAAGACAATCATGAAATAACTGATTGGGATTGTGGAGGAAGAATACCTAACGCAAATTATTTCAAAGAAATTTTACAAGGTATTATTACTCAATGTGAGAATCATTTAGCTTTCCACAAAGAAGATAAAGATTCTGCTTTCAACGCTAAGGTGCAATCTCATGTAGATAATTGCAAAACAGTTCTAAGTGAAATAGATGGCGGATCTTGGACTGAACCATCTTGGCCAACTGATTCAGTATACAAATATGTTGAAGGTAGATTTGGTTCTGCATTAAGTGATTGGGAAATCCCAGTTTAATTGACTTCTTAAGATAATTCAAATAGAACATCTTGTATGTTCGAGAACAAAATAAAATTTCTTTGTTTAAAAGAATATCTTGAATTTGCTGATCATAAACCTGAGCCAGTTTCTTTAAATTTACCTGAATGGTATAAAAAACTAGAGCACACTTTTAAAAAAATGACGGTAAAAGGTTGTCTACCTTTTATGGATACCTTAACAACTGGGTATTTAATAAGAACGAGTCAAGACTTTT